TCGATCGACTTTGTATTTTTCATCATATTTTTATTCTATTTCTTTTTAGAAATAAAGTCAAGCCCAGAGTTTCGCCCTGACATACTTGGCAATCATATGCATGACTGCTTGATGAACATCTTCAGTCGCTTCATATTCTTGAATGTCGACGTGGACTACAAAATCAGCAGACTCCCAACATCTGCCCCCGACAAAGCCAGTGAGCGCCACAGTCAACATTCCTCGATTACGTGCAGCCTCAATTGCTTTGACCACGTTTGGCGAGTTACCACTGCTGCTGATAACAATTAACAGATCACCAACTTCACCTGCTCGCTCAATTTGATATGAGTAAACATCATCATATGATATGTCATTAGCGATTGCAGTCATCAGTGGGATGTTTGCTGACAATGAGTAAACCTGCGGAGCCAAACTTCCCTTTGAACAACCCTTGAAGTAATCACAAGCCCAGTGTTGAGCGATTGAGGCTGATGCACCATTGCCACAGGTGAAAATACGTTTGCGACCTTTGATTGCGTCGACAATAACATCAGCAGCCCTCTGAAATTCACCCAAGTTGATTGAGTCAAGTCCATGTTCAATTAATTTTTTGTGATTGTCTAAAATCTCATTAATCTTCATATACAACCTTTGCTCCCTCTTCGGCGATGTTTATTTTCATCGCTCCTGTTTGTCTAAAGTGTTTTCTGGCTGCAGGGTGATCGGCGACTACCATTAGATAACCGCCTCCTCCTGCGCCGAGGAGTTTGCCGCCGATCGCACCCTTTTCCAGCGCATCGGCATATAGTTTGTCGATCTTATCATTAGAAACACCGCCATCAAGCATTTTCTTGATTTCCCAGCATTTTTTCAACTCAGAACCTAGTTGCTTGGGTGTTAGAAACTTATCTTTATTTCTCTTGGCGTATTCAGCCAACTCGCATATCAGGGCTGTTTTTTCATCAAAATTGATGGAGTTCAAGACCTTTGTCGAGTGCCTTTCAATTTTCGTTGGGACAAGGTACAGCGAGTCCAACTCACACAATTTCTGAACCTTGGTTACGCTCGCAACACCCAAGTCTTTATACTCAATGTAGTTGAACCCACCAAACGCTGATGCATACTGGTCTTGATAACCGATTCGCCAGCCGCACATGTTAATTTCAATATGACATGCGATTTGTGCAATTTTGTAGGCATCAACATCATACTCAAGGTAGCGACTGAGTGCGGCGACGAGGGCGCAAGTGAATGCTGATGAACCGCCAAGCCCACTACCAATAGTAGGGATGTCGGCAAATGATGTAATTTCTATGTTTGACTTTATTCCGAAATAATTTAGAGCATTTCGGACAATTTCATTTTGAATGTCATCAACTGAAGTGACAACCTCAAGTTTTGAATAAGTCAGTTTGATATGTGGCTGTGGTGTCCCAATAACCGATACGTAAACGTATTTGTCAATGGCGGTTGATAGTGTGGCACCACCGTGTTTTAAGAAGTGGGCGGGGATATCGCTACCCCCACCAAAGAAACTAACCCTGAGTGGCGCCTTTGATAAGATCACGATGCTCTGCCTTTAGTGCTGCAATCATTGATTTCCATTTGTGAATTACTGTCGTCCATGAAAATCTTGCATCAGCGTATGATTTCACAAATGATAACCAGTTTGTCAAATCGTTATTTTGTACATTATCAATCGCATACATCAACGTGTGCGCAAACATATTAGCATGGGCGTTGATATCACTATGATCACCGTCATATTGAACAGTCAACCCACCTGATGTATCAGTCAATGCTGAGAAGTTTGGATGTACAGATAAACAACCTGCTGACATCGCCTCAATAAGACTACGGCAAGATGTTTCTGGCCAAATACATGGATAGGCGAAAATATGAGCACGCTGATATGCCTCACGGACTACATCATTAGATGCCCAACCGTGATAGTTGATTTGTGGGTGAGCCCTACAACGCTCGAACAATTCTTCAAATGGTTTGTTTCTTTGTTCCCATTCGCTACCATAAATTCCAAATGAGGAAAATACATCCAACTCGATGTTTGGATATTTTTTAGCCAGAACTTCAAATACAGGAACAAGAATTTCAAGACCACGGTGGGGTGTTGAAGTGTAAATGAGTCTGATTTTGTCTTTTGGTTTGCTTGTAAATGAAATTGGCTCAACGCCAGTTTCGATCACGGTGCTTTGATGACTGTATGGAACGCCCAAGTAGTCACGGTACTGTTGATACTGCCAGTTGGAAGAAAATACAAGTTTGTGAAAACGTTTGCGACTTTCTTCTTCCTTCAAGTGGGCTGCTTCTGGATCAAGCGCCAAATCATGAAGGTGGTAAATTCGGATTTTATCCTGCTTTAGTTCGCGAACGCGAGCAGTGATAATTTGAACATTTTCGAGTTCTTCACGGTCTAAACGATCAAACAAATTTTTAGTTGTGAGTTCAGTGCCGCCCTGTGACTCTTTATTCAGTTCGTTCAGTTCTATTAAGTCTTGATTTTTCATCAAAAAATTCCTTATCACTAAATGCCTTATCATCTACCCAAACATCATAACTTGGTTTACCCATGCGGAGTTCATGATACAAAACTCCCCACTTGTCAAGTTGATTTCTTGTAATTCTGTATTGGTTTATACCGCTACCAGAACCTCGGGCAGTCCAGTAAATAATCGTATGACCATCGTGGTATAATGTATTTATGACCGCAATTCTTTCCTGAATCGGTTTTGATAATTCATACGCCTGACGACCATCAACAGTTGGTGTGTGACAAATCGTTTGGTCGATGTCAACTATGTAAATCATGCGACAATATCCTCAACAGTAGGGTCATGGTCAACACTGACTGATGTGACGCTGTCAATTCTGAATGCTCTCCAATCGTTCTTATCAACATCCCAAACTGACAACACACTCTCATTTACCTTTCTTGGCTTTGCATTTTCTTTCACTTCAACCTTTGGTAAAATATCCTCACGCAAAGTGCAGCGCATTTTTCTAAACTCACCATTGATTTTGGTAAAAGAAACAACGCAAATATGCTCTTGCAAATTTTCAAGCAATGATTTCATTAGTGACTCGCTAATTAAGTTTTGTCTTTGATATTCCAGTTGTTCCATTGCATTTGCACAGCGGTTTTAACAATTGTACGCTCGCTGGAACCAAACTCACGTTCATATACAGTTTGACCTTTGTCTGGGCTTTCGTAGATTTTTGGCTTACGCTCTGCTACGTGATGAGCACCATCCAAGTCAGTAAACTTCAACTTTTCTTCACTCACTTTAACGACTCCTCTAGTTGCGTGTAGCCTCCAACCAGCGCATCATCTTTGGTGATGATTGGGACACTACGCATTGATGGAAAATTCTCCATAACAAACTCTCTAGTTACATCTGTGCCAATTTTTACCTCGGTAAATCCCAACCCCTTCATTTTCAGGAGAGACTTGGCTTTTACGCAGTAGGGACAATCTGGCTTTGTGTATACTTTATACATCATAATTCACCTCAGTAAGTAAGTCAAGTCTTTTTTATAACACTCGACTTTCCGATTTTACAACTAATCCACTCATTATAATAATCATCGCGTTCCAACGCTTCTCTTTCGAACAGGTATTTAGCCTCAGTATAGTTTGTATCACCGCGAGTTTTGCATAATTTTAAAATTGTTCTTTTGAAATTTTGCTCACCCAACAACTCAATATCTTTTTTCAGGGACGGTGATGAGCCGTAGTAGTTTTCCCAGTCGGAAACCTTACGTGTCTTTTTCTTTTTCCCTTTGACTTGTTTGTATGCAGCGCGTGTAAAATACTTTCGCCCAATGTATCTTTTGGAATTCACCAGACATTCAATTTCGTAAACAAATCCATAATAACCAGAGGCATCTTCAATTGTAAATTCTCTGCCTTCAAACAACCACATCAATATTCATCATCAAACGGCTCGACCTCTTCAGTCCACTTTTCTTCTTCCTCTTCAGGATCTTCTCTTTCTAGGTCAGTCGCGCCACAAAAAGGGCAAAACAAAATCTCATCATCGTCATCTACTGACTCTGACTTGATCTTAAAATCTTTCTCGCATGACAAACACTCATGCCATTGCATATATTTCTCCTTACAAACTAAATCCCTTGAATGTGTTTTGATCCACATCTTTTTTAACACCACCCACAATGTAACTTGTTATTTCAGTTTCTTGCGGGGCAACTTGAACCTCTCCACCACTGATCCACTTTTGTGTCCATGGAAGTGGGTTGGTTCCTGTTTTGTATATATTATCAAGACCTATTGCATGTAGACGTTTATTACCAATCCATTCAATATAGTCACAAAGTAGTTTCTCATTCAGTCCAATCATTGAGCCATCTTTGAACAAATATTTTGCCCATGTCTTTTCTTGTTCAACAACAGACTTGAACATATCCAAAACTTCATCCTGCGTTTGGGCTTGAATTTTTTCAAATGCTGGATCATCTTTTGGTAAAATCTTCAACAAGTGTTGCGTTGATGCCAAGTGGACATTTTCATCGCGGGCAATGAACTTAATGATCTTGGCATTACCTTCCATTTTTTTCAGTTCAGCAAATGCCCATGAGCAAGCAAACGATACGTAAAAGCGGATACCCTCAAGTGCATTAACAGCATTCAAACAGAGCCAAAGATCCTTTTTAGCCTGTAACAAAGTCTTATCATTATTAATTACGTTGTCATAATACTTGCTAATGTCTTTTGCGCAGTCTACAATTTCTTTAATATCCAACATTTCATCAAACACCTTTGACGGGTCTGAGTAAACGTTTCTAATGATATGGGTATAAGAGCGCGAGTGAATTGTTTCGAAAAACGACCAAGTGATAATCCAGTTTTCAAGTTCTGGTAGCGAGGTTAATGGCAAAAGCGCAGCAACAGGAGCACGACCCTGAACTGAGTCAAGGAGGATTTGACGCTTCAAGTTGCTCGTGAAAATATGTTTTTCGTAATCAGATAAGTTTTTGAAATCTTTTGCGTCGCGTAAAAGGTCAACTTCCTCAGGTCGCCAAAAGAATCCAAGTTGTTTATCAGTCAGTTTTTCGAAAATTGAATACTTCTGTTTGTCATAACGAGCAATAGAAACAGGTGCCCCAAAAAATGCGGGCTCTTGGGTTGTGTCAATTTTCTTTTGGTGAAACACGCTCATGATTTATTCTCTTCAATATTGTATTCAAAACGATCGTCATCAGACAAAACCCACTTGGATGTATTTTCGACTGACCACATATTTGTGCCTAGTTTACGCTCAATAACATTCTGACCAGGTTTAGTGACAAAGGACGGTTCAAAAGCACGGATACGATTATTAGGCTGTATTGCGAAATTTCCATTGTCCAATTTGATAAAATGACCGCACTTATGCTGTCCAGGAACTTCACTAAACCCTGTGTCAAGAACATTACGATCCTCCTGTGACCAATCAAGGGTGAACAAGTATGTACCCTCATTCCACTTTTTACTTCGGTCAATGTAGCGCATTCGTTTATTGATCAAAAAGTCGAACTGTGTAACTGAAATATATGGGCTGAAACAGTCCCATAAAACTAGGTTATAGAGTTCTTCTTGTTGAGCACCCTCCTTATGACAAAAGGCATGGATCGGCATGCGGAACCAAACCCCCTCATCTTCCATAATAAAATGAAATAAAGGTACGCGGTGCGGCACCGACGCCACACCGAAAATAAGAACTGGAAGGTAGAAGTCTTTTGACTCATCCCACTCAACCCTATTTTGTAAAAAGTTAGATCTAACAAAACACTCTATGGGAGGTATGTTAGCGTTTAAATATGCCATATTATGGACGACTTGGGTAAAGACCTTCTGTGGCAATTAACCACTTTGGTTCATTGTCTTGCCATTCGCGCTTACCCTTTACGACAGGCACAACACCAACAGCCTCTTCAGGCGACAAGGTGACTTGATATTCAATTACATCTGGACGGAGATCTGGCAATTTAAAATTGCTCACGCCATCACCGCCATATTGAACACCAAGTATACTAAACAATGCTTGATTTTGCGTTATACTTAATGTCGCTCCATTGCAGTAGAGATAACCGCGTGGCGCAAAATTACCAGCAAATATCATTACGCTTCCAAGTATCGGATCATTGTCCATTTTTTCTCCTATTTCTTTTCTCTAGCAGCCAACATTTCAGCCTGTGCTTTTGCGTGATCCGCATTTCTTTTAGCAATGGCTTCTTCTCTTCTCAAATTGGCTACAAGTGTTCGCTCTTGAAGGTAAGTATGTCTGCTAGGATCTTTACTTCCTGGTGCTTCATTTTTAGCCATCGCAACAAATGCTTCAAGATTAGTTTCCCTCATAATCCTACGATCTTCCAACCACTTGGCAGTGATTTCTCTTGCTTGTCTAGCACACTCAGCAGCCTTTTCTGGATTGTTTACACGCCACTCGAG